CGTATACATTAACTTCATAAAATATAACTTTAAATTTAAAATAATAATAATTATAATTATTATTATTATTATTATTATTATTATTATTATTATTATTGTGATTGTGATTGTGATTGTGATTGTTGTGTAATATTCAAATAAGCAATATACCCTAATACTGAAATAACTATAAATAAAACAATATTTCCAATCAATATTTGATTTCTAGTTAATTGAGCATCATCAAATAATCCTTCAGCGGAATAACTAGAACTTTTCAAATCATTTAATTTCATAAGTAACTCCTTTGTTTTATTCTCTGTTGAACGAATACTACTGTCTAAACCATTTAAATGTTTCAACATATTATTTGTTTCTTTAGTAATCAAATTATTAAACATAAAATAATCAGTTTGTAATTTCAACATTTCGTCTATTGAAAAGTCATACAATTCTTTATTGGTTTTTGATGTATCATACTTTGATATAATATTTGGTTTTATTTTTGCATCAGGAAATATATGAACAATTTCGTTTAATAGTAAAAAAAAACGATCATTTAGATCTTTTGCTTTATTATTTAATAAAGTAGAATGAATCATATTACTCATTTCACAAGTATACTTATATATAAGGATAATAATAATTATATAATGAATTAATTATCATTTTAATTTATATAACACTTATAGATACTATTTATTCAAGCATACACGATAAAAATCTGCCTTAATTGCCGTTTTGCTGGGTCGTTGAATTCGGCATAAATCGCCTGGGCGTATACCAATAACTTGAGAAACAGGACTAAATCTAGATATATCAGGTATTTGGCTATTATCGGAAATATTATATTTACGTTTGACTTCTTCCGCTTCTTCACTGTTCAATACAATATGCTTTGGTACTAATTGATGATTCATAATATTGTACTGAAGACGTTTAATATTAATTATATTAACATAAATACCATCTTGTTCCAAAATATCTACTTGGGTTTTACGGATTGTATCATTTGGTTCATCTTTTATAATAATAATCAAATCGTCTTTTTTTTCTAAAACTTCATCTAATATAAACAAATCTTCAATGTATTCATAAATAGTGACAGGTCGTGTGCTTTTTGCTAAACCAACAGAATTAGTACTCATATGGTATTTTATATATGTTTTTTTTTCGGTTTTTTCATTTACAACTAACATATCCATTTGTTTTGTTTCTAATAATGTGTTTACATCGTTAATACTAAAATTTTCATATTTAGATACATCAAAATTCTGTAACCGCAATAGGTCTATAATAGTTTTTCGCGATTTAAAAATTTCTATAATTTGACTGCTTTGAATATTTTCTTGTGCCATTATCCCCTACTTTAATATACTATACATAATTTATTTTTAATATGATTCAATTTTATTATTAAAAATAAAAAAATTATTATTATATTTATTATATATTAAATTTGATTGTTTTTTTTTCCATACTATTCATATCTGCGGTTTCGTCAGATTTTTCTTCAGGATTTTCTTCCTTTTTATCAGAATCTGGTACAAGCATAGATTCTTCTTTTAATTCTACAGATGAATCATTCGCTTGTGTCTCACTAGGCGGTGCTTCACTTGGCGGTGCTTCACTAGGCGGTGCTTCACTTGGCGGTGCTTCACTAGGCGGTGCTTCACTTGGCTGTGTATTTAATTCTAGCGTTGTTTCATTATCTGCCAATTTATTGTTTAAATTTTCATCACTTGGTATCACTATTAAGGGATTTTCATTTAACCATATTTTCTGAGCTTGTTCTTCATATTTACTAACAACTTGTTTAATATTATTATGCTGATTAAATAAACGATACGTATTTGATATTTCATTCAAGAATTCAATTTGCTGTTCGCCGTGTACTTCTTGGGCGGCTGCCAGAATATCTGCGTCTAATTGTGCCAATAAATCCGGCGATATTAATGAACCCCATGATGTTGGTAACTTATCAAGTGCTTTATATGCTTCACACCGATCCAATAATCCTCTTGCAAGATCAGGACTAATACCATTAAAACCTTTTGCAACCAAGTATACTTCTGAATTAGTAGGGCGACTTGTCTTCGGTTTGGTAATATAACATTCGTCAAACAAAGAAGCGACAATCGCAATTAACGAACGACTAAATGGCGTAACAAATGTAAATTGTTTCGTAACTAAATGTCCGCCAATTGCCAATGATAATAGACCAGTCAATACTTGACCAAAGTTAACAAATGAGGTTAGTTCTTCTTGTTGGTTCAAATTTTCTTGACTTATTTCTATACCAACATCACTTGTGTATAAATTGGCACCATCATTATTTGCAAAACGTAAATGCGATGTATTTCCTAGACTATTAACAACTGTAGGATCAGTTACATCACCGGTTAAAGGTTCATCTCCTTCCGGTAATCCATTCGGTTTAGGGCCCATCAACCAATGGGTTCGGTTGCGTTCATATATTTTAAACCGATCTTCCAATATAGTAGTATTTCCTGTTTTCATTGCAGCTTCAGGTAAATAAGAACTAGCAATCCAATCAAAATCACTACTAATACATTTTGTTCGCATAAAATGATTAATAGCAATTATAAATGCACCAGGTAATTCTGCATTACAAAATACATTAACACTAGGCAAACAGTCACCGTTCTTTGTACGCAACAATTCCATTTGATTTATTAATTCATACATTTTCAAAGCAGCATTAGTAGCATGTTCCATATTGTAGTTCTTTTGTACGACATTTCTTAACCGCGCATACATATCTAAAGTATGCGTAATACCAGAAAATACTGTACTTGGTATATCGTCAAGTTTTGTTTTTGCAGCATCCAATTCATCATTAAGTTTAAACCATTGATTCTCTTGAGATGTTTCTAATGTAACAAAAGCATTATTAGATTCACTTGGAATCTCAGTTAAATCACTTGCTTTTATTGCATTTATTTTTCGGATAACCCATTTTTTGAAAGACGGGGGTGGTAACTTGGTGAATCCCAATTCTGCCAAATTCTTCTTTTCACTTCGTGATATTCCTTTACCATTGACTTGACCCATATTTTTTAGGTCAGTAATATCTCCACCGGTTAACTTCTTAATATTATCTGAAAAAGACATATTTGTCATTTGATCAATATTTGATTCAGTTATGATTCGTAATTGAACATTCATTGTTAACAATTCTTGGAGTAATAATTTAAATGAATAAGGAACTCGGATAATACTAAAGTCTCTTCCATATTTACTAACGGTTTGAATATTCATCTCTTCGCCATTATCGTCAATTGTACCTGTAAATTGAATTGGTCCATCTGCCTGAGGACTTAAAAATAAGTTTTTGCTTTCATTGTATATTGCGATTGCTCCTGTTTTATTGCATACGGCCATATAGTAATCATCCCCTCTATCCAACATAGATTCTTGTAAAAAACTGGATATACCGTGTGCAATTAATCCATCACGTTCCATTTCACCAATACGAAGACCTCCGTCATTTGAACGACCTTGAACCGGTTGATGTGTTAATGCTGTTCTAGGTCCTTGTGCTCGGTAATTAATTTTATCTTTTACCATATGCTTTAATCGCATATAATAGGTAGGTCCCATAAAAATCTCGGTTTTTATTTGTTCGCCGGTTTGACCATTATATAATATATCATTACCACTTGAATGAAATCCATTCTCGGTCAACAAATTACCAAAGGTTTTAGGCATATCACTTTTATTTACAAAAGCAGTACAATCTCCAAATGCTCCTTGTATTGAGCATGCTTTTCCCATTAAAGACTCAATTAACTGACCGATTGTCATCCGCGATGGAATAGCATGGGGATTAATAATAATATCAGGTTTTAGTCCATCTGCAGTAAATGGCATATCTGCCTCGGGTATCACTAATCCAACTGTTCCTTTTTGACCACAACGACTACAAAATTTATCACCAATGGATGGTATACGTTCGCTTCTAACTCGTACTTTTGCAATCCGCATTCCTTCCTCGCCTTCTGTCATAAATGATTTATCAACATATCCAGTTTGCCCTTTTTTAGGAAAAGATGAATTGTCTATAAATGTATCCATTTTTTCCACATTCGTCATCACTTTTCCAATTAATACCGTTTTCTCATCTACAGGTATATTCTCCTTCACTAACCCATATTCGTCTAATTGTGAATAATCACATCCAGGTTTCATACCTACCACGTTTCTGCTTTCAATATTTGTAAATACTTTATCAACTGTATTATTTCCAATTCTCTCGCTTTCTTCTCTACTTTCATAAAGACTAAAATAGGTTGTACGAAACAATCCACGTTTCACAGATCCTTCGTTAAAAAGTATAGAATCTTCTACATTATAACCATTATACGACATAATTGCAACAATTGTATTTTCTCCACACGGGTGTTCTTCATTATTAATATATTTTAAATAACGACTTTTCACTAATGGGATTTGACCATTATTCAATACAATACCCGTCTGATCTACACGCACCGGATAGTTTGAATGATATAGAGAAACACCTTGTTTAGATTGACCGCATGCGAATAAATTACGTGGTAATTGATTATTTTCAGGAAAAATAACTTGATTTCCCAAGACGCCGAGCATAAGTGACGGATGTATTTCAATGTGTGTATAAGGTTTTTCATATGCTTTCATAATATCGTAATCCATCGCAATTAATGCCCCTTCAGTTTCGGATGTATCCAAGTAATCAATCAATCCTTTTGATCCCGACAATTCCTTTAAATCGGTAACATTATACAAATCAGATACAGTGTTGTAGAACTTTCCAACTTTCAAATTAAAATTTTCATCCTTTTTTTTGGCAAATCCAGTAATTAATTGATCCCAAGTAAAATCATTTTTATTTATTTTTTCTATAATTGATTGATTTTCATAGCTTGGTTTATTATTTTTTCTATCTACATAAAATACTGGACGGCAAATACGCCCAGCATCAGTATAAATAAATAATGTATTGATTTTCATATTCCAATAAATACTAGTAAATGTAGGAATTACTCCAACACGTCGCAATGTTTTCATTTTTTCTTCTATTTCACGTGCTTCAGCAATAACACCAACCCATTGTCCATTCACCATAACTTTACATAAATTAGATAGAATCATTGGTGTACATTCATTTAACAAAAGCATAGACGCATTCTTTCTCAACCATTTAATCATTGGTTTGGCAGAATATCCTTTTGTAACAATTGCAGTAATTGTCATACTTTTATGTAACCCTACATTACCACCATCGGGTGTATCTATTGGGTCAATAATACCCCATTGCGTTGTGTGTGCTAAACGGGGACCAACAACTTTTGCACTAGCATCTAACGGTAAATTAAATTTTCGCATATGCGAAATAAAAGAATTAAAACTTAACCGATTTACTCCTTGTACTACTCCTTCCCTCTTGGTATGAGTTTCTGATCCCCAATTGCCTTTAAATGCTTTTCGGAACCCTGCTTCTACTATTCTTTCTCCAAAAAACTCTTTGTAATTTAACTCAATGAGAGATTTAAAGTTTTTTTTATAAATACCCTTGTAATAATATTCTTTATCAAACCGTTGAAAAATATGTTTTTGTTCTCTATTATAATATTCCTTAAATAAATCATACAAGAGAGATCCTGTTAATTCAATACGTTTATATGCAAAATTATCACGATCAGTTGCTTTTATTTCCTTAGTGTAAACCATTAAGAGTTGTTTTGTCATATAACCAATAAAATATGCTTTATCATTAAAGTTCATTTCTCCAATATGCGGGACCAAATAGTTTGTTAGTATTTCTAACGCATGTGGAATTGTCTTGCCTTTCGTTAACATTGCAATATACTTTAATGCTATTTCTTGATTAAATATTCTACCAGCATCATGGATAGATGGAATAAATAAATCAACGTAATTTGAATATTTCTCTCTATCCAATAAACAATAATCTATAATATCACGGTCAGATTCAATACCAAGTGCGCGCATTAGGATAAACAAAGGCACCGGTGCGCGGACATTTGGAATAATAACTACAATTTGATTATTTGTAAGTGTATTAGATGGCGAAACTATTTTGATTGATAGTGTACGGATCGGTTTTGACGAATCTTCCGATACAGAGCGTATTTCAGCAGAATGGCTATAAGTATCATTTGCCTTATCTCTAATATAAAGCATATTATCGCCGAACTTCTCTTGACATACAACGCATTTCTCTTTTCCATCAATAATAAAATAACCTCCTTTATCATTACGACATTCACCCATTTGAAAACGAACTTGTTTATCCAAACTATTTAAAACACATAAGTCTGATTGTAACATAATTGGAAAACGTCCTAAAAATATTTTTTCTAATAGTATTGTCTCTGTTTCCATTTGCATTGTTTCTTGATTAAATATAAAAAAATCCACTTCAACATCATAGTGAATTGTAATACCGTATGTCATATTACGCAAACGTGCTTCATTCGGGTACATAAAATGTTCGCGATTTTCATCATAAATCACAGGTTTTCCATAATACAAACGCTCGCCATTTTTTCCACCTAAATACATCTCACATTTTAAACCAAATTCATTCGTATCGGGATCTTGTTCTTTCATTAAACGGATTGGGTTTTTTTCTTTAAAAATACGTTTAATGTCTTCATTAAAAAACGAATTACACGAGTCCAAATGATGGCGTACCAGATAATTTGGATTATCGTTAAAATATTTTTCTATAATTAACCACGGAAACCGTTCTTCCATTTATATTATTGTTATATTATTAGTATAATTTTATACCATATTTTACGAGATATATTCTAAAAAAAATATTCTATAATTTATATAATTTTCATTACATTATAGAATATTTTTAATTTTTTATACAACTGTTTATATTGTTTTAACACCTTGTACAACCATCATTCCACCCATCAACACAAAAAATAAGATAAATGGAAAGACAACTAAAAACCACGAGAATTGTTTATATCCTGCTTTACATATAGAATCTAATACGAATGTCCAAAACGCAATATACAAAAACTCAAGAAATAAAATAACGGACGTATTTGGAACTTGGCATTCATAAGAACCAGCACAATAAAAATGATTATTTCCTCCATTTTGAAGTATTAAGAAAAAAAGCGTAATTGCTGAAATAACTAAATAAATAACAGCCGGCGTACATAACTTTTTAATATATTTTAAATCCATTTATAATTATAGGATATAAAAATATTAATATAAAAAAGGAAAATAACAAATAGTTTATAACCCACTTACTCTATTATTTTCATCATTGTATATAGCTTTAATATCGGCAGTTGATATATTACTGGGGTTTATAAAAGCACTGCTATTAGATTTGTCATATACATGGGGTTGTTGAGTAGGATAAACCATTGAAGAAGGATGGGATAATTCGCCATTGAATTTATCTGCCAAATGACCAATTGCCGAAGGAACAGAACGCCCTATATTTAATAAATCTTCTGGAACAATACTTGACATAAAACTGCTAAGTCCTCCACCACGTTGAACAATCCTTGTATGTTTATTTTTGCATTTGCATTTACATTTATGATTGCATTTATGCTTGCATTTACATCTTTTATTACATTTTCCCTTACAATTACAACGAGATTTATTTCCCCCTGTTTGTATTGCTTCAGGATTTGATGGCATCGGCGCTGCCTTTACATTAGTATTAAACGCATAATGATTTCCACTAGGTTGTCCGGTAACTCCCGCATTATAGCTGTCGCCTAAACTTTTTAAACCATTATTAAAACTATTTTTGGCATCCGGCATATAGGCATTGGGATACGATGACATACCACCACTCATATTCATATGTCTATGATGTTTGCGTGTTCGTCTTGTTTTGCGCTTATTCTTACGTCTGGTATACATCGCTTTAGTAGATGATCGTTTACGATGATGAATACTATGTCTATGACGCGGATGATGAACACTATGGCGGTGTTTTTTTGATTTTATTCCTTTACGCTTAGTGTACATTTATATATAATGAATATAAAAATTATATATAAAAAATAGGCAATTCAAAAACTTAATTTTCACAATACACTATAATACTATACTATAATACTATAATACTATAATACTATAATACTATAATACTATAATACATAAATCATACATTTATTCAATTTCAACATGAGTCAATATATGCCGACGACAACACATTTTCTTAATCATTAAACTATCTAATACTTCACCTTCGGCCGTTTTGTCCGTATTCACTTTGGTTAAATACACCACATCACTAATTCCTGCTGCCAACTTCTTTTTACGCACTTCGCGTTCATACGCACGATAGTAACTGCTAATTTCTTTACCGCAAGTAAAACATTTCACAGGAAGAAGCATCTTGTATAATGTTATATATACTTATATTTATATTAAAACCAAATAGTTTTAATTTAAATCAATTTTATATATATTAAATATTTTATAAATATTAATTTTTTTATAAATATTAGTGTTTAATAGCATATAAATAGTGGAAGTAGGGATGATTGCTATTTCTATCTCTTAAACTTGATTTTAATTCTGCAATTTTTTCGGCACTATGATCTTCATTTGGTTCTAATATATCAGCTATCCGATTACGACAATCCATCGGAACATCTCTTATTTTTATTCCTTCAAGTTTACCTGTTTTTCCCACCTTAAATCCGGATACATTTTCACATGGATCTGGTGATACCTTGTTAATTGTAGGCCAGTCGTTTGGATTCGTTCCATAACATATATACCTATGATAATGATTATTTTTAACTCTTTCTATATGTTCTTGTGGTGTATCTTTTAAATTTTTCAAAGTGTTATTATCATCGGTTTTAATAAATTTGTCATTTTCATCATATAATTCTTCTAAAAAATTTGTATTACAATGTCCTTTATATAAATCTCTGTATGTTTTTATAACACATTGTTTTGGTATATCTTTAATTAACGTATCATCAGGGACACCTACACATGGATCGGGCCATGCCATATCATCAAATCCATAACATTTTTGGTTTGAGGCGACGTCTTTACCATTAAAATATCCTGCAAATTTATTTATCATTGCTGATTTTGGCTCTAATTGATGTTCATCTACAAATGCTTGATTTACAGTGCCCTCATAACTACATCCAGCATCTTTAAATAAATGTGTTAAACAACGTTGAGATAACCCATAACTAGTCTGTGTAGTTCCATAACAAGGTTCTGGCCATTTGGATTCATCTAATCCATAGCATTTATCAAAATGATTTTCATTTGTTGCTATATCCTTGATTTTTTCTTTAGTGCTTTCCGACTATAATCATTTAATCCTGCAACCATTTCATCTGTAATATAGTCAGGATTATTACCTTCTTCACCACATACGGTTTGTTTCCAATACCGTTTTATACAATCTTTTGAGATCGCAGTAGAATCGTCTTTATATAGCGAACAAGGATTCGCCGATTGGGACATTCCTTCTCCACAACTACCATAACACGTATTTTTATGCGAATAATAAGTATAATCTATATCAAATCCACTAACTTTATCAACCGTAATATCAGGGCCGTCTTTACTTCCAGCTACACACTTTCCTCCATTTAAAAAAACACAACAATCAGCTTGATTACAATGTTCTGCGGTTAATTTATTACATTGATAATCTAAACCCGGTTTATTTCCATATGTTTCACAAAATCCATCACTAAATTTGTCTCCTCCTCCTACTAAAAATGTTTTTCCAGGATAAGTGTCTGGTGTTGTATTTATTAAATTTGACGAAAGATCATCGGATGCTTCTGCATACATACGTTCAATATCATATACATCGCTTTCCCCAGTTCCTAATTCTTCTTTAATTTTATTCATCATTTCAAGTGTTTGTTCATTGTTATTCAAATTAACACCCCCTTCTTCAAAAGCCTTCGTTATTCCATCCATTATTTCTTTAGAATTATCTTCGTATTCTGTTTCGGCGCCTTCTATGATAGCATTTTGTTTATAATACCAATAGACGCCTAAAACTATCAATAATGCTACTAGTATTAAAATAATTACGTTATTATTTATACTTATATTTTTTGTCAACCTATTATACAATTTTGTACTATTAAATTTTGTACTATTAAATTTTGTACTATTAAATTTTGTAGTATTAAATTTCATATTATATTATTTATAATATAGTAAGAATTAATTATCCATATTATAAATTAACCTATATATTTCATAATTGTATTTGTATATTTTTTCTCTTATTTATAGTAATTTAAAAAAATCTGTTCTAATCCAATTTGATTCTTTGTGCGTAAGGTATTCATTATATCTTCTTCTGGCGTTTCAGGTGTTAATAATGTATTAAAATCTCTATATTTTTCAATAACATATGGCTTTCCTTTACACTTAATAATATTATCTAGATTATACCTATCTTTTGCCAAATTACCAACTTCAGATTTTATATGATTTTCAACATATTTTCTAGAAGATAAACTGTATTTTTTAATCATATCATCATTAATAAAATAATCAGGTTCTGGGTTAGAACAACCAAAGTTATTAAACATCTGCGTCATACAGTCCTTTGATATACCAACACTATTATGAAGGTATTTATCGCATTTTTTTAATGGGTTAAAATTAGGATCACATTGTCCATAGCATTTTTGTTTATTATAGTAAAATGAAAAATCAATATCTTTCCCTTTGTCTGTTAAAAATAATGGCCCATTTGTATTTCCTGCCCGACATTGTTTACCATCTAACAAAACACAACAATTTGGTATTTTACAGTTAGTTACCGACATACTTTTACATTTTTCATCTAATTTTCTTGGGTTTCTTCCATATTTTTCACAAATATCTTCTTTATAATCACTATGTAAAATCCCTTTAGTGCTACAACTGTCATTTATAATAGTTGTTGTATCTGGTAATTCTTTATAAATATCAGTTTCTCCCATTTCCCCATCACTATAAAAATCGCGCCACTGTGGTGGAATTTTCTTTTTTTCACTAAGAAAATCTACAACAGAATTTAAATCCGATGACACTTTATCATCTAAATAAGATACTTTATATCCTTCTTTGTTATTATACAGTTTTGATAGTTTAATATATATTAAATATCCCATAAATACAATTAATATTATTATTAATAATAAGCATATTTTGTTACCAATCTTTATTTTATTTAATCTAAATTTTGATAATGATGATGTTGATATTTTCATTATAATAATTTACAATCTAATATAAAGAGAGAATTAATTTTATAGAGGCATAATTTTATAACCATTTGTGGTTTTTACAATCTTGTGTTCTTGATTTGTTTTATGAATTTCCTTATGACAATGTTCGCAAATATTTACCAAATTTGCTACGTGATCCTTATGAAAACTTTGTTTATTTTTATTTGTAATATAATTATTTTCAGGACTAGCATTTTTTTGATGTTGTAAATGGTGTACTTCACTTGCTTTATATTTTTTACATATTTCACAATGAGCAACGATTTTTTTAGAATTAAAATGTGTTGTTGAAAGTGATAACATATTTTTACTATTTGGATTATATTTCATCCGAATATCGTGTGCTCTTTCTAGAAATTCTTCAGGCAAATTTAGTGATTTACATACTTCTAAACCATACATACTTTCACCTGGCCCATCGCGTAACTTTCTATCATAAACCAATGTATTTAATTCTTTATTGTAATGAACAGCCATATGCATCATTTTTAATTTATCTAGTGCAGTAATTTCCGCATAATGAACAATTTCATGAAAATGGGTAGCAAATAAAAAAGTACTTTCTTTTTTATGTAATATTTCCAAACCAGCGGTGAAAATACTTAGGGCTGAATCACTTTCTGTACCTGAACACAATTCATCACCGAGCACTAGACTACTACTATTTGCCATTGTTAGAATTGTACGAAGTTCCGTCATTTCCACAGCAAATGTGGACAATCCTTTAAATAAATTATCATTACCTAGAATTCTTGTAAAAATGGTTTGATATGGCGTATACACAAATGTTTCACACGGAACATATAGTCCTGATTGAGCCATTACTACCGCAATCCCAACTGATTTAATAAAGCTCGTCTTTCCAACTGCGTTCGTACCATAAAGCAAAATGCCATTTGTTTCTGTTGTTGATCCAAGTTTCATATCATTTGTTACGTATAATTCGTTTGTTTGTAAATGTTCTATTAATGGGTGGCGGATGCCAGTAAAAGATAGATAAGATTCATATCGGCATTGATTATCATAAGTTGTATTTTCTATGATACTAGGTTTACAATAATTGTATTTGGTCGCAATATAATATTTACATTGCAATATATCCATTTCGGTCGTATAATAAATTATTTTTTGTAGATCAGATTCATATTTTGAAAGTTCTGTTACGTATTTAGTGAATAATAGTTGTGTTTCACGTAATAATTTTATTCTAGAATCTTCTGTATCATTAATTATTTTTCTTATTTCTTTACTGGTTACTACCATATCTGATTTACTACCACTTCCGGTGGTATATTCAACCTCAGAGAGATTTAGTGTAAATTCCTCTTTAGTGTCACTAAATTTGGAATAATAAGAAATTATCACATTGCTTTCGGTTGATTTATCATTTTTTCCTATTGCATTTTTTAATAAACCGACTCGTCTGCTTGTCCCAATCAACGACGTATTGTTTCTTGCCGTCTCATGTATTTTTATATATGAAGGTGATGCGATGTTTGTCGTAGTTGACGTCTTTTTCATAGGAGCTTTCTCATATTTTTGAATAAGATTAGAAAAATATACACATATTGCTTCTAACTTTTCTCGCCCATCCATACTTTTTTTAGACATTTCATCAATTAAAGGAGAGATACCTTTATTAATTATTGAAATGGAATCATTTGAGTTAATATCAGATAGTTGTTTACATTCTTCAATGTTAAATATATATAATGCTTCATTAATTATCTTCCGGCAATATAAATTAATATTAAAATAATCAGTTGTTCCAATTAATACAAGCGATGATAGATATGATGATAGTGATTTATCTTCTTGTGTATACATATTTAATTGTTCAATGTTATTCAAATCATCAACCAAGGATGAAAGATTTTTAGGTGATATTTTTTGAGTCACTATTTTACGCATAAACTTTTCAAGATCGCTAATTGGGCTTAATTTATTACGAATGATTTGATGATTTCCTTCTCCTTTATCAATTAAATGATCAGTGACATCATACGATGTTTTTAATACCGATCCATTTGTGATAGGATAATGCAGATTATAAAGAAATTGTCGTTTTCCCATCGTTGTTACACAATTATTTAATAAACTGCTCACTGAACGAAATTTACCACTATGTCTTGCGTCATCAATAATATTTAATTGGCTAAGTGTATGATTTGATAATATTAGACGATCGGTATAATTCTCAAATATAGGTTCTTTTAACCTTTTTGTCAAATTAGGACTATGTTTATAGACAAAATCTAATAAATAACAAAAGGATTGAATTGCAATATAGTGTGTAGGAAACATTTCATGAAAGGAAGAAATATGTGGAAAAAAACGCTTCAAAATTTCTGTTTGGTATATTTGTTTTTCTACATTCTTTAATGCTTCATTTGTTTTTAGATTGATAGTACTGTTACTATTATTAATATCAGAGATCTCCATTTTATGGATTTTTGATGTTTCTAATCCAACAAAACTAACAATATCATTTATTAAACGATCCGGCAAATTTGCAACAAAAATACATTCACTTGGCCTATATGCTGAAATATAACGTTCTAACTCATCATACGTAGATGGACTATGGTTATAGTTTGCTGTAAATTGAAATAAAGATGTTTTCCCTGTAAAAATATCAATATTAGAAATTCCAATAGTAACCCGAGACGGCATTTTGCGAAATCCATTTGCTTTATGTAACCATATACACATAATGTTATTAGATAACTGTTCTGTCTCTTGAGGGAAAAAGGTACCAGGAGAGATTATTTCGGATAAACTTCGTGTGGTATTTTTACCATTAATATCTTGTGTAAAAATTACAATTGTATACCCATATTCTTGTAATCTTTGAATGTATTTATCCGCATATACAGTACCAACGCCCGCCATCGCTACTTGAAGTTTTCCAACACAAATATTTTTCTTGGCTATTACCATATCATTCATTTTGGCAAATTCTTCAATATTACTTCCACTATAACTACCGTCTGGATTTATAAGTGCATATACCTCAAAAAAACTACCAACTTCCATTAATAATATAGTTTTCTCTCCGTATTCATCTTTATAATTTGCTGTTAATTTTAAATATTCTTCTACAATCGGCATTTAGAATGGTATTGATTAGTGTAATCACTTATTATAATTATGTAAGTTATCTTTAATATTGTGTATATAATGATATTATATATAAAATTGAATTAAAAATAAAACATATCATTATATAATACATACACCTATCAAAGATGAAGTTTTGTGCTCAATGTCATAATATGTATTATTTAAAAATTAGTGATGTTGATGGCGAAGTTAGCAACACTTTGATTTATTATTGCCGTAATTGTGGTTATGAAGATACAACTATTGGTGAAGAATCTATATGTGTTTCAGATTTACAATTAAAAGGTAGTGTGAAACAATTTACACATATTGTAAATGAATATACAAAATATGATCCCACTTTACCACGCATTAATACAATTAAATGCCCTAATCAAGAATGTCATAGTAATACAAATAGATTCACTGGAGGAGGCAATGGCGATGGAACCAGTAGTAAAAGTAGTATTAAGAAATCTGCGAAATCCTTAAAGAAAATCGTTGACAATGCAAATAAAAGTGCTGAAGAAGCAATGGCAAGTGCCGAAGAAGCAGAAGAAAGTGTTAAAGCGATTGATGAACAATATAAATCCGTTTTAGCAGAAAATACATCTACAAATGATAATACAAAAGTAAATAGTGAAGTTATATATATTCGCTATGATGATATTAATATGAAATATCTTTATGTATGTGTTCATTGTAATACAATTTGGAAAACCGATAATAGTTAATTTATCATATTACAAAATATATATATTATAAAATTGAAAAGATTTAAAATTTTTTTATTATATATACATAAACGAGACAGAATGATTAATTCAAGTATCAATAATAATACAACAGCGAGTTTATTGCCTACACCAGATAATGGAGAATTAGTTGAAGTTGATATTAATGCAGAACTTGAAAAAAATGAAAGCGATAATGAGAATAATTATGATAGCGATAACAATGATGATAGTGACATTGAAAATGTTGACGATGGTAATGAAAGTGATGAAGAGTTGAACAGTAATATTGACAACGATGAAACCAACAATAGCGAAGTGGAAGAAGGGGAAGAAGAAGGCGAAGAAGGCGAAGAAGGTGAAGAAGTGGAAGAAGGTGAGGAAGGTGAGGAAGGTGAGGAAGGTGAAGAAGGCGAAGAAGGCGAAGAAGGGGGGTTACTAAATGGTAAAAAACCAACTAAAAGTATAAAAAGCAAACAAACCATTAAAGGTAAACTAAATAATATTACTGGAATTGAAATGTTAAAAACAACAAAAAAAATAGTACCAACGATTGATGATGACGATGACGATGAAAATTATAGTGATAGCGACAATGATGAAAATGATTTTTATTTACAAAAATTTGATAGTGAATTGCGTGACAATTATATTTCAAAAATGCATACTGAATCAAATACACATAATTATGAAGAGGTTAAAGCAATGTCACGTGTTGTGCGTGATGGACGTGGTATTATTGTTGATCCATTACATAAAACAATCCCAATTTTATCAAAATATGAAATGACGCGTGTTCTCGGTCAACGAGCAAAACAGTTAGATTCAGGAGCAAAAGCATTTGTGAAAGTACCTTTAAATGTTATTGATGGGTATTTTATCGCAATGCTTGAATTAGAACAAAAGAAAATGCCGTTTATTATCAAGCGGCCATTACCAAATGGTGGTGTTGAGTATTGGAACGTGAGTGATTTGGAAATTCTTATTTAATCCTATAGAAGAATATATATGAAAAATATGAAAAATAACAATTTTTTATATTTTTATACCTTTTCTTATTTTATCCTTTATACCTTTTTATATGTTAAAATTTATTTCTAGGCGGTTCTTCATATGTTCTATTAATATTTGTCCCTGAATTTGTAATATAACGCATCCGCCCATTTTGGCGACTACTACTACTTACAATCGCCGAATAGCGCATTGCTCTTGTATTAAATGTTCCTATTTGACGTGGAATAATTACAGGTGGAGGGCATTCGTCATTACAATATATTTTTAATAAAATTGTTACGGTTACTGTCGGATTTTTGGTTGCTGTAATATTATATGGGATAATAACCGATTTTTTACCCTTAGTATCAAAATTTTTAATAGTACCACTAACTTCTCCATCAGTATTATTTAAAACTAACCCAGCTGGGAAAGGAGGCGATACTCTAAAATCCGAATAGCCGTCGTTTTTAGTAATTGGTAATATAATTTTTCTATCAAGAAAAATATCAATTGGAGCTTGAAAATCATCTGTTGTATAATTAAATCCATCAACTTTTATACTTAATTGAATTTCTTTTTTATAATCACTCGTCGTAGTTGCAGTTAATGTATAATTTGTTTGTTCTATTGCAAAATTTGGTATACCCGTTATATTACCATTATCTAAACTTATAATTAAATTTTTGGGTAGAGGCGGGGTAAACAAAAATGATTTAAATCCATATGACTCAAAAATAGTTGGTTCTATAGGAGAACCTCTTTTAAGTTCAGGTAAATATAAAAGATTTTGATTTTCCAAATATTCATATTCTAATGATGTATTATAACTCAAATCGGATATATTAATTGTTCCAATGGGAATTGATTTTGTATAATTGCTGCTCGTAGTTAGTGTTATTGTATACGAGGTATTGTCTTGGGTATTTACTGGCGTACCGCTAATATCGCCGGTCAAGGAATTTAATATTAGGCCGGACGGTAAAATGGGGTTGATGGAAATGTCTAGTGCATCATCATATA